GCTGTTATGAACAGCGATCTTGACACCAAAGGTGAAATACTTGTTGGTGATGGCTCTGGTGACCCTACAGCCCTCTCTGTTGGTACAAATGGATATATCTTAACTGCTGACAGTTCAGAAGCTACAGGTGTTAAATGGGCTGCTAATGCAGGTGGTGGTGGAAGTGTTAGTGATGGGGATAAAGGAGATATAACAGTTTCAAGTTCAGGAGCAACTTGGACTATTGATAATGATGCTGTTACAAGTGCAAAAATAGCTGATGACGCAATCACTTCAGCACTAATTGCTGACAATGCCGTAGTGCAAGCAGCTATAGCAGATGATGCGGTGGGTGCTGATGAATTAGCAAATACCTCAGTTACAGCAGGTAGCTACACCCTTTCAAGTATTACAGTTGATGCTCAAGGAAGAATTACAGCAGCGTCAAGTGGAACTGCTGGTGCTGGTGACAAAATTACAGAAGGTAATACAGAAGCAGAAGTAGTTGATACTGGTTCAGATGGACACTTTAAAGTAACTACAGAAGGTATTGAAAGATTTAGAGTCGCAGCAAATGGTAATGTCGGAATCGGAGGTAATAGCCCATCAGAACTGTTACAAATCTATGATGCGTCTGGTAATCCAACAATTAATGTAAGAGCTAATAATCAAAACACTGCTTCATTAAAGCTTGAAAATGATGACGGTGATTGGACTATATCTTCTGGAACTTCAAGCTACCCTTTGAATTTTGCAGTTGGTGGTAGTAACAAATTAACAATACTGAATGACGGTAAGGTTGGTATTGGAGATACAACACCATCTACTGCCTTAGAAGTTAATGGAACGGTTACAGCAACAGCTTTTGCAGGTGATGGATCAGCTTTAACAGGTGTTGCATCCACAACTGGTGGTGGTGCTATCTACGAGAATAGTGCTACGATTAGTGCATCTCGCACAATCCCATCAGGGTCGAATGGTATGAGTGCAGGTCCTATTTCCGTTGCAGACGGAGTTACCTTAACTGTCAGTTCTGGCAGCGTCTATACAGTAGTTTAATTATGCCAATAGCAGTCAACGGATCAGGAACAATAACAGGAATCTCAGTAGGAGGTTTGCCTGATGGAATAGTTGACACCGATATGCTTGCCAATAATGCTGTAACTTCAGCAAAAGCTACTGGTCGTGGAATAACAGAAGCAGATACTTGGAAGTTAAGTACATCTTATGGTAATACAGACGGCTCAACTCTTACCCAAGACCCTATTCAAAATAATCTTGTAAGAACAACTCAACCAATAAATGGTTATTTGGGTACTGGAATGACTTTAAGTAGTGGTATATGGACATTTCCATCAACAGGATATTGGTTGGTTATAGCTCAAGCGTGTATGAATGGACAATCAAACAGAGAAAGCAACTATAATGGTATTTATATTATGGGAACTGTTAATAATTCCAGTTATGTGGATTTAGCAGCAGGGTTTACTATGTTTGAAGATTACAGTACTTCAAGATTTATGACCTGTACTATTAGTACTATTTGCGATATCACAGATGTTTCTACACATAAAGTCAAATTTAAATCAATAACTCTAAATAATACAAACATTGTAGGCACAACTGAAGAGCAAACATCTTTTAAATTTATTCGATTAGGAGACACATAATGAGACCTACACATATTGAAGATTATTTAATAACAGTAAGATCAGGACAATGGTTTGGGTGGTCTGACTATAAAAATAAAATCTATTCAAATCTTGTAGTACATGATGGTGGTTCTAAACCTACTGAGAAACAATGTACTGATGGATTAAAAGCATTACAAGATGCTTGGGATTTAGAAAATGATAGTTATAAATCAAAGCGAAGAGCAGAATATCCCTCTATTGTTGACCAGTTAGACGACATCTATAATAATGGTATAGATGCTTGGAAAGCTACTATAAAAGTTACCAAAGACAAATATCCTAAACCATGAGCAAAATATCACTAAAACACTCAGGCGGTAATGTTGTTTCACTAAACGTACCAACATCCGCACCAACATCGGCAGACGTAGCATTTAAACTACCAAATGCTGATGGGACATCTGGTCAGGTATTAACAACAGATGGTTCTGGTAATCTTGGATGGGCGACAGATCAAGGCGGTAAAATTCTTAAAGTTCATCATGTATCTAGTACAACTGCTCAAAGTTCGCAATCAAGTTCTTATATTGATGTTACAAATATCACAATAACATTAACACCAGCAGCCACCAGTAAATGTTTTGTTCATGTTGCTTTAAATGGATATACAGAAGGTACTAGCACTTATAACGTAACAAATTCCTATAGTTTGCAACGAGATGGCACGGAAATAGCAAAACAAATACAAAACATAAGATTGGATAATAGTATGTCCATAAATTATTTGCAAAATGGAGGTTCTATAGTGATGGCTATTCTTGATACACATGGGAAAGACGGCAGTACAGCAGTAACTTATAAAGTACAGGGAAAAACTAGCGATGGGTATTTTCATATAAATTCTAGTTATAATACACAATCCAGTATTACTGTATATGAGGTAGCGCCAAACTAATGATTTACAATAAAGTACACGCACTTATAAGTCTAAAACCAAATCAAGAATTTAATTGGATTGGAACAGATTATTCTGGACTGCAATGGTTAGATAGCGGTACAGCACCAACCGAAGCTGAAATAGATACAGAACTTACAAGATTAAATAATGCAGAGGGTATGAATTTATTAAGAAGAGAAAGAAATAGATTATTAACAGCTTGTGATTGGACACAATCAAGAGATATAACTTTGTCAAATGATGCAGATTGGAAAACTTATAGACAAGCTCTTAGAGATTTACCAGCAAGTGCATCGCCTAAACTAGATACAGATGGTAATTTAGATATGTCATCTGTTACTTTTCCTACTGAACCTAGTTAAATGAGTACATTAAAAGTCACTAATGTCGCACACGAGACAAGCACCTTAAACACGCTTGTAATGGAGGTAGCAGCATGAGTACATTAAAAGTTGCAGCTATTCAAGGAGTCAGTGCATCAAGTGATGCGATCACATTAGCTAATGATGGAACGTGTACTGCCAATATTACTAATAACCTAAGTAATCGAAATTTAATAATTAACGGAGCTATGCAAGTGGCTCAACGTGGTACGTCATCAACATCTGTTGGGTTTCAAACTGTAGATAGATTTAATGTAGGTAATTCTGGAAGTGATGAAACGCCTACTCAGGCACAAGTCAATGTAGATGCTGGAACCACACCATATACTTTAGGTTTTAGAAAAGCATTTAAATTAACTAATGGAAATCAAACAAGTGGTGCTGGTGCCGGAGATTTTGTATTTATTAAGTACACTGTAGAAGCACAGGATATTGCAACGAGTGGTTGGAATTTTAAATCAGCGAGTAGTGATATAACTTTATCTTTTTGGGCTAAATCAAGTGTTGCTCAAAACTTTTTTGGATATATAGAAGTGCCTGATTCTCCAGCGCAGGTTTTTCCTTTTCAAACTGGTTCCTTATCTGCTGATACTTGGACAAAAATCACTGTAACAATCCCTGGTAACAGTAATATAGTTGTGAACAATGATAATGGAGAAGGGTTTAAAATTTTTATTAGTCAATTCTGGGGCACAAATTTCACAGATTCAGGTAGAGCTTTAAATACTTGGGCAGCTTATAACTCAGGACAAAGGATGCCTGATTTTACATCAACATGGTACACAACGAATGATGCAACATTTCAAATTACAGGAGTTCAATTAGAAGTAGGCAGCGTGGCAACAGATTTTGAGCATAGGTCATTCGCACAAGAGCTTCAGCTTTGCAGACGTTATTTTCAAATTATTGGATCGAATGTCGGAGAAGGTCAAAATTCCTCAAATATACAAGGAACAATACAGGCAATTCCATTTATGAGAGCAAATCCATCAATGGCTATTATAGACAATTCCAATAATGTGGGTTTAGCTGGTACAGGTTCTAATTCTGTTACTTCAATAGGAACTATATATGTTGAAGGAGAAAGTTTAGGCATGGGAGGTTGGGTTGAAATGGGTGGTTCTGGATTTACAGCGAATAGGCAGTATCATATATATGGTGGTAAATTCTCTTTTTCTGCTGAACTTTAATTATGGCTATTAAATATAAAACTCATAAAGACTTAAATAATAATATTGTTTCTTGTTCAAAATGGGAAGATACAACTTTTTTGTTAGCTATTCCATTTGACGAAGCAAACACCGACTACCAAGAGTACCTTGAGTGGGTAGCGGAAGGTAATACAGCCGAAGCTGCTGATTAATTAACCTTTTCTTGCATTTGCCTTGTCATTATCCCCATAGTGACGTAGAGAGGAGATAGACCTATAATTAGCAGTAATGTAGCGAATGTCATAACTGACATAGCTCTAATAATTACAAATTTTATCATGTTTCAAAAAATTGCTAATGTTCTGAGTATTGTCTCATTCATAATGGTAACTTCAGTTGTTGGTGGAGGGTACTTCGGATATAAGTATGTAACATCTGAACAATTTAAAACAAAAATTATGAACTCTATACTTTTTGAGGTAAAAGGTATGCTTCCAAATGTGATGGACAATGCCTTACCAAAAACAACAGGTAAATCAATACCTTTTTAAGTGGAAATACCTGAGATAAGTATTCCTGAAATACATATTCCTGAGATTCATTTACCTTATACACATTTACCTAATTATGACCACTCAAATGTAGAAGTTATAGGTTGTACTTATTATCATCGAGATACAAAAAATACAGGCAATAGAAATTTATTAATAGAAGATCCTAAGGGTGTAAGTAGTAACTGTCCTTATCCAAGTTTTTATCCTTTAAATTACCAACCAGATCAACTAATTATTGTTGAAGAAGCTGCACCAGTAGAACAAGAACAAAAGCCTTTACCAGAAGGAAAACCACCTAAAGCTAAGATTCCAGAGAACAAGAAAA